AGCGACTTCTAAAATCCCAGTTGGATTGGACGGAAGCTGTAATGGGTTACAACACTTCTCCGCAATGTTACGAGATGAAGTGGGAGCAGCTGCAACAAATCTCACAAATGCTGGCCACACACCAGCCGATATCTACTCCGAGGTCGCAAAAGTCTTATGCGGAAAGTTGGCACAATCGGTGGACCCACGAAGCGACATATGGTTGCGTGTTGGCATCACCCGCAAGTGTACTAAACGTCCAGTCATGACATTACCGTATGGTGCTACACAACAGTCGTGTAGAGCATACATCATGGAATATGTACTAGAGAATTGGGTTAAGTTCGACTTAGATGATAAGTTACAATTTGATATGGCCAAGTTCTTGACACCTTTATTATGGGACTCTATCGGTGAAGTGGTAATAGCAGCACGTGGGGCTATGTCATGGTTGCAGAAGAATACCAAACGAGAGTTTATGTACTGGTTAACACCATTAGATTTTCCGGTATATCAGTATTACCAAAAGACTAATGTGATTGAGATACGTACACAGATTTGTGGTGGTATAAGAGTTTATATCCAAGAGTATCTTAATGCTGAACCCAATAAGACCGGACAGCGTAATGGTATTGCACCAAACTTTGTTCACAGTATTGATTCTAGCCACATGGTGTTGACGATTAATGCAATGGGTAATGAGTGTCTTGCCATGATACATGATGATTTCGGTACTCATGCTGGCCACACACAGAAGTTGTATGAAACGATACCCCGTATGTTCTTATTTATGTACGAGGACAAGAACCCATTGTTGGATTGGGCAGAGCAAGTAGGTGCTAATATTGATACAATACCAGAGATGGGAACGTATGATATTAAGGACATATTACACGCCCAGTTCTTCTTTGGATAGCCGACTTACAGAGGATTTAAACCATATGGCCCTAACTACGAGAGATAGAGCAAAGACGATAAATGACCTTGTATTTACTAAAGACCCAAGAGGATTAGTACAGAAGGATATTGATTATTTAAAGTCAGTGTTTAAGGACAGACCCATTAAACCAACCATGACACAGAACGAGATAATGTTCCAAGCTGGTCAGTTGGATGTAATTAGACACATTCAAGAGGTGATGGTAAAGTGACTCAAACAAATTTACTAACAGCAACAGCATCCATCAACGATTTAGAAGATGTATGTAATGATGCTATTAAAGACGGTACAGCTGAACGTGCTGAGATAGCCACAAGTGAGTGGTTCTCTGACGGTACGTATGCTAGACAAGTTGTAATCCCCGCTAACACATGTTTAGTGGGTGAGACACATAAGGAAGAGTGGGTTATCATTGTATCGAGAGGTATCATTGAAGTATCCACAGACGATGGCCCAGCCATTATCATTGATGCGTCCGAACGACCACAAACGTTTATTAGTAAAGCAGGTGTCAAACGTGCTGGGTTCGCCCACACAGAGACATGGTGGACGGGACTACGCAGAACTGATTTACTAACCGAAGCAGACATTAGAGTAGAACAGCTAGTGGATGATTCTAACAACTGGAATAAACTAATATGTGGGTCGCTACCGCAATAATCGTAACAACAACATTAGGCTCTACGCTGCTACAACAGAAGCAGAGCAAGAAGGCCGCTAAACGTGCTAAAGAGGATGCTCTCGAAGCAGACAAACAAGCACGTAAAGCAGAAGCATTCGCAGAAACAGAGGGTGAGGGTCAAGGTTCATTAGCACAGATATCATTAGATGTCGATGATGATGAAATTGATGACACTGCATCCACGGTGAGAATATGAATCCAGAACAACATTCAGAGAAGTACCTACAAGCTGACAATCATCTTAAAGGTGAGTTCAATCGTATGGCCTCGTTACGTGAGACTATTGTAACTCGCGTAGAACGTTATGCAGGTTGGACACTCCCGACGGTATTCCCATCAGATACAGGTAGTAATGATGAAGAGTTTCAGAATGATTACCAATCCTTTGGTGCACAAGCAGTAAACAACTTAGCTAACAAGATTATGATGGCGTTATTTCAACCATCAAGACCTTTCTTTCGTTTAACTTTAACTACGGAACAAGAAGAGGAAATCCTATTAGAAAACGTAGGCATGTCCCAAGCAAACATCGAAGAAGCATTAGCCGCAGGCGAACGTGGTTCAATGAGAGAATTGGAGAAGATAAATGCACGCGTGACAATGACAGATTGTATCATACAGTTAATAGTTGCAGGTAATGTATTATTTTACATGCCCGAAGACGAACCAACACAAAGTTATACTATCCGTGATTATGTAATAGAACGTGACTTACGTGGCCAAGTAACCAAGTTAATTATTCGTGAAACCAAAGCAGTATCATCACTCAGTGACGACCTAGCAGAAATGGCGGCATCGAATAAGATTGATGAAAGTTCAGAAGTATCGTTATACACTGGTATCCAAAAGGTAGGTAAAGACAGGTTTGTGGTATGGCAGGAGATGGAAGATTTATGTAAATGTCATGAGAAGGTAGGTCACTACTCTCAAGACGGTTTACCGTGGATTCCATTAACTTGGTCATTATCCAGAAACAAAGATTACGGTACAGGTTTAGTTGAACAATACGCTGGTGACTTTGCAACACTGTCTACCCTAGCAGAAGCTATAATTGATTACACTGTTATAATGACAGACGTCAAGACATTAGTTGACCCGACAGGTATGACCAATGCAAGACTCATCAACGAAGCTAAATCAGGTGACTATGTTCATGGTAGAGAAGAAGACTTACACGTACATTCGGCAGCAGTTGCCCAAGGTGCAGACTTCTTAACAAACCAGTTCGCAGTTGTAGAACGTAGATTAGCAGCAGCATTCTTACTTAACAGTTCTGTAACCAGAGATGCTGAGAGAGTTACTGCCGAAGAAATACGTATGCAAGCTCAAGAGTTAGAGAGTTCTTATGGTGGTGTTTATTCACGACTATCAAGTGACCTTCAATTACCTTTAGCCAAGCGATTGGTAAAGAAGTTTGATGATATATTATCAGACGTTGAACCTATCATAGTAACCGGACTTGAGTCTCTATCAAGAAATTCAGAGTTAGACAGGACTAGAGCATTCTTTGCCGACTTAGTAAGTTTAGCCAATGTTCCAGAAGAAGTAGCAATGAGAATTGACTACGGAAAACTGATAGCAATGCTAGGCGCGGGTCATGGTATAGACCATAAATCGCTTCTATTATCTGAGAACGCCGTTAAAGCCAAACAAGCGAATGCAGCCAAACAACAAGCTAATGCAGCTGGTATGGAAGCACAAGCAGTTAATCAAGCACAAGGACAACCCCAATAATGACAATCCCCGTTATAGCACCAGTAGTAGCCCCAGTGGTTACAGTTGCACCCTCCCCTAACGAGGCATGGAAAGATGATGTACGTTTAGACGCAAATGGTAATCCCGTAGAAGGTGAAGTACCAGTAGTAGTCGAGCCAGTCGTAGAACCAGCAGAACCAGTAGTTCCAGCAGAAGAAACACCAGCGGAAGAAACACCCGCAGTATTGGACGAGACGCCAGCAGTAATTGACCCAGTATTTAATACCGAGTCAGCCAAGCAGGTCCAACCATTACTAGAAGCAGCTGGATTAGTACCGTCAGAAGTAGCTGAAATAGTTACAAAAGGTGACGGTAAAGTAACAATTGAAATCATGCAGAAGCTAGTAGAAAAGCATGGTGAAGGTGTAGCTAGTCTTATTAAAGATAAGCTAGAAGGTTTACACCAATCTCACCAAGCAGTAAGCAAAGCGGCTGATACAAAAGTGTTTAACCAAGTAGAGGCAGCTTTCAAAGGTGTGACTGAGCAATCTGGTTCAGATACATTTAAAGAGTTAGCAACATGGGCTAAAACCAATCTACCAGTAGCAGACCGTCAAGAGATTAACGGTTTACTATCCCAAGGTGGTAAGGCAGCAGAACTAGCTATCAACTCTTTAATACAAAGCTTTAAATCTTCCGACTCATTCATAGCACAACCAGCGAAACTTCTTTCAGCTGATGGTACTTCGGGCGAGTATGGTGGCAAACCATTAGACAAAGCAGGTTATAGTCGTGAACTCCGTAAGTTAATGGATAGCGGCCACAACTATGAGACGAGTCCAGAAATTGCATCACTTAACTCACGACGTTCTAAATCATTAGCACGTGGTTATTAATCAATAAAACAGGAATTTTAAATTATGTCAGTAATTGGACAACAGGTAGCAACTTCACAGGTACGTACAGGTCACCAAGCAGGCGTCGATTCTGGTAACGTTAACCCGTTATACATCGAGCAGTACGGTGGAGAAGTTGAACACCGTATAATCAAAGAATCATTCATGCGTCAATTCTTCAAGTTTAAGACAGTACGTGGAACAGATACTATTACTAACGACCGTGTTGGTTCTAGCTCTTTGCAGAAAGTTGCACGTGGTATTCGCCCGACAGATAGTTCACCTACTTTCGATAACATCTCAATCAAAGTTGATACCATTGTATTAGCTCGTTCAAACGAGTTCGTACTTGATTCATTCTTGTCACACATTGATGCTCGTAAAGAGATTGGTGTTGAGCATGGTAAAGAAATCGGTAAGTTCTTCGACGAGTCATTCTTAGTACAGGGCATCAAAGCATGTCAAGTAACTAACGTTGACCCAGATGGCGTTGCAATCGGTGGATGGGAAGGTGCTACACCTACTAACATCGTGCGTACAGCACCAAAAGGTTTCCAAGGCGGTACTGTTAAAGTATTAGCTGGTGTTGGTGACGAGCTAGACCCAGACTTGCTAGAACTAGCAATTCAAGACCTATGTCAGAACATCGAAGAGAAAGATGTTGATATCGCAGAAGCAGTATTATTGCTTCGTCCAGCACAGTACTACGCTTTATTGCGTAACTCTAAGCTTATCTCACGTGATTTCAGTTCTATGAACGGTGATTATGCGAAGGGTGATGTACTTGAGTCATGTGGTATTCGTATCCAGAAGACTAACCGCTTCCCTAAAGCATCTGATGTTGGTGTAACCCACTTCCTATCTAATGCTGGTAACGGTAACGCTTATGATGTTACAGCTAACGACCAGAAATGTGTTGTATGTTTGTTAATGCCTAAAGCACTATTAGCTGGTGAGACTATCCCTCTTACCTCTGACGTCTACTTCGATAAGAAAGAGATGCAGTGGTTCATTGATAGCTACCTTTCTTTCGCAGTTACACCTAACCGCGCAGAAATGGCTGGTGGTATCTTCTCAAGCACAGTAGCTTAATTAGTACAACTTTCAAAGCCCCTTTTAGGAGGGGTTTTTATAAGTGGTATTACACTTGGTATATGAGGCAATTATGCTTCATATATCTGTTTTCTTTGCAAAGGAAATCCAGTATGGAAGAGTTAGAAGCAGTACAAATGATGTTGCGTGCAATAGGCTGTAGCCCAGTCAATAGCCTCAATGCAGCACACCCAGACATAGCCAATGCGAGAGCAACTTTAGACCGTGTTCGCAGAAGTAATCAAAAACGTGGTTGGTGGTTTAATACCGATTACAACGTAAATTTCCAAGCCGACTCAGTTGGTGAGGTGGCAATCCCAAAAGAGATTACTAAGTTTGTTGCAGCTGATGGTGCGTTAGTTAAACGTGGTAGAAAGGTGTATAACCAGTATTCACAGACTTTTAAAATAGGTCAGACAGTACTTGCTATAAAGACAATACGTGCTTTAGAGTGGGCTGATATGCCAGCTAGTATGCAAGAAATGGCAGCTTATTTAGCCTGTGCACAGTTCATAGCAGACGAGCTAGAAGACCCAGCAAAAGAGCAGAAGTTTACACAGTTAGCCGGTATATCAAGAATAGATGTAGACGCAGAGGACTTAGATTCCTCACGTGTTAACGTGTTTAATAATGCTAGGGTAGCTAGAGCGCGACAAGGCCAACGCCCATATCAAGCTGGTGCTGCACTTAGACCCAATAGTTACGGTGGATAGTTATGAGAGTAGAAGGCACATTTAAAACACCTATACATGGTGTAAGTACATTAGCACCTAGAAATAGGGCTGATGGACACGCAGAGTTACAGGTTAACTTTCGGTCCGACCCAGTACAGAAACTGACACGCAGACCACCATTAGTATTCTCAAATGACCTTATGCCAGTATTCGACGATGCACATAATTATGTTCACCATGAGTACCGGAAAGACGGTGACACGTTCACTATCATTGTTAATACGACTACAGGTGATGTGTCCAGTTTCAGAAATTATACACAAGATGGTACAACACAATCAGCAGCAGCCAATTATTTAATGGGTGGTGACATTGTGATGCGTACTATTAATGATACTACTTACTTATTAAATAAGAATGTGGTAACAGCCAGAGGTGTATCACTCGATACAGAAGTACCAGTAACACACATAAACGTACTATCCGCATTGAATTACGGTGAGACATTGACAGTGGGTATAGGTAGTACCGAGGATTCACCACCAAGGTCTGTATCTTATGTAGTACCAGATTTAGGTAGTACCACACCAGACTATGATGCAGCAGACAAAGCGAGAGCTACTACCGCTGTAGCCAGAGGCGTAGCAGATTTATTCTTAGCGCAGACTTGGTTTACATCCTCTTATGATATATTCGTATTAGGTTCATCTTTAGCAGTTAGACGGAAGCTTGGTCAAGTGGTTGGTAACCAGTGGGTTACTATGTATATCATAACAGGTCAAGGTGACAGGAGTGCGAGAGTATTCGGTCAACGTATATCTGAGACTGATGGTTTACCATTGTACGCAGTGGACGGTACTATCATAACAGTTAGACCTAACCCAGCAAGCCCAGATGGTATCTACTACCTAAAGGCAGAACGTATTGCTGATGATGCAGTTAACGCTAATATCTATTTAGAGGAATGTGTGTGGGCTGAGACTCGTTCTCAGTTAGAGACATATGACCTTGATGCAAATACATTTCCACATACTGTAACTTATGATACTGATACAACTCAGTTCACAACAGCAGTAGGTAGCTGGAAAGACCGTAGAACAGGTGATGATGAATCATGCCCAATGCCAGAGTTCTTAGGTGAACGTCTAGTTGATTTAGGACAGTTCCAGAACCGTCTTGTATGTATCGCTAAAGGCTCAGTCTATATGACAGAGACAGATGATTACGAGAATTGGTTTAAGGCATCAGCTATCAAGTTACTAGTCACGGACCCTGTAGGGATTACATCCAGTGCAGCAGATACAGAAGCTATTCAACACATAAGTTCACACAATCGGGACATGCT